CTTCTTATCAAAAAACAGATTTTGATGTGTTTATGATCAGTTATCACGAAGCAGAAGCAGATGCAAACTTTATGAAACTAAAGCAAAAATTTCCTGATGCAAAGCACGTAAAAAATGTAGAAGGTATTGCTAATGCACATAAAGAATGTGCTAGACAATCTGAAACAGAAATGGTTTATATTGTAGACGCCGATGCTGATATTGTAGAAGATTTTTATTTTAATTATCTTCCTCCTATGAGTAAACGTAAAAATACAACGTATGTATGGAGCGCACGTAATCCAATAAATGGATTAGAATATGGATACGGTGCAGTTAAATTATTTCCAAGACAGCAATTACTAGATATGGGACATGAACTTCCTGATTTTACAACTGGTGTAGCATTTTATCAGCCTATTTCAGATGTAAGTAATTACACAAGATTTAACAGAGATCCTTATAGAACATGGCGTAGTGCATTTCGTGAATGTGTAAAACTTGCATCAAGTGTTAATCCAAATCAAAAACAAGCAGAAACAGATGCTAGACTTGAAACATGGACTACTGTAGATAATGGCGAACGTTTTGGACGTTATTGTATTAAGGGTGCATTAGAAGGAAAAGCATACGGTGAAGAAAACAAAGGCGATGTAGAAGCATTAAATAAAATTAATGATTTTGATTGGTTAAGAGAGCAATTTGTTGCAAGTATGAAAAAACGTATTACAGAAAATTAATGTATTTTATTTCTGCACCATTTGGTAACTATTTACAACATACTAACTTTGTAAGTGATGATAAAGTAATAAGTGTTACAGGAACATTTACAGTTAAGCCACGTCCTGGTCTTGTGAAGCAAATTATAAAAACTCTTAGATATACAAAAACAGGTTGGCGCAATCAATTAGGGTTGCGTAATCCAGGTATATTTCAAGGAATAGAAAATACTTCACCTAAAAGCGTAATGAGTATTGCAAGTCTAGAACCAAATGATTGGAAAATACTTTACGAAATCGTTCCTAAGGATATGAGTGTAGAATTAAACATTAGTTGTCCCAACGTTGACAAACATCCAAATCTAACTAAAATCTTTTCAAAAGATGACAGGAAATGGTGTATTGTAAAAGTGCCACCAATTATTACAAATAAACAGATTGATAGAATTGTAAATTTAGGATATAAGCAAATACATGCAAGCAACACAATTCCTACAGCAAAAGGTGGTTTAAGTGGTTCTGTAATAGTTGAACATACACTTAGAATACTTGAATATATTAAAACCACACATCCTGATATTGAAGTTATTGCTGGCGGCGGTGTATACAGTAAACAAGATGTAAAAACATATACTGATGCAGGTGCAGATCATATTAGTTTGGGAACTGTATGTTTTACACCTTGGAAATTAAAACATGTTACGGAATAGCTACTTCTTTATGTGTTTTATATATTAGTTTTACCTTTTTATTAAATTCGTTGTCACGTAATTGTATATTTGCACCTGGATGCAATGGACTAGGATAGTGCCCTATTTTTACCCAAGCATAACCATTACTTTCTTCATTTAAAATAGGAATAAATTCTTTTTGAACTATACATACAAAGCTATGATATTCAAATTTTTTATTTGGTGATGTAAATTTATTTAGAGGTATTACTTTTAATATATTTGGCAATGTGCCTAGTTCTTCGTAAATTTCTCTGTAAAGTGTTTCGCTAGGTCTTTCATTGCCTTCACTTTTACCACCAAAAAAGCCCCAAGTATTAGGGTGCTTTACTTTACTGCCTCTTTGTTGTAGTAAAATTTTTCCAGTGTCTAGGCTTAAAAAAATACAGCCACTTGCTTCAATCATAGATACAATCGCCAATACCCAGCGTTATATACGCCTTCGTTACTATTTAACCATTCGCTACCATTCCATTCTAATTGATCGTTGGTTGCAACATTAGTAACATATTCATTGGTATTTATTGACGAGCTATCAAAGGTTACTGTCCAGTTTGTTCCATCATATTGTATAATGTCAAATTTATTTGCGGCAAGTCCTCCCCAAAAAGAGTTTATTGGTAAGTCATTTAGTAATAGGTATCTTTGACCTGCTACTACTGTAGGCACTGTGCCGTCTCCTGGATAATTTTTTATTGGGTCTATTACTGCATTTACAGCAACTACTGTATTTGCTGGTAATGTTGTTAAATCAATATCAACATTTAGTGCATTGACATTTCCTTGATTAATACTTAATTTACCTATAATATCATTTGACTTATCACTTGGATCTGAACCATTTTTTCTAAGTCTTACTTGACTTATTCCTTCTCTTATTACACCAAACGGTTTAATTTCTTCTACCCAATTAAGAGGTTGTCCATCATCGTTTAAGTTAGTGCCATCTTTATTCAAAAGGAATATTTGTGCATTCTCAAATCTTGCTTTTTTATCTTCGTATGTAACAATTGTATATTCTAGTGTGCTTTTGTTAAAAGGTAAATTTTCTTTAAAGTCTTCTAAATCTTCATCTGTCAAGCTATATAGTTCATTTATTACTGTATGTATTAATCTTTGTCTTTGTATTTTTGCAGGTGGATTTATAAACACAGGAATATCAAAACTTAATGTGCTTACATCTATAATATCATCTATACTTGATCCAACACTCCTACTAGACCAGTTTGTGCTTGTCATTTCAACATGAGATAATGCACTCCAGTCTATGATGTTATTGCTTGTTCTAATGTCTAGTGTTGGATTAAACAATACAAGTATTTGTTCTAATAATTGTAATTTTTGATCTGTGTTTGAAGTCCAAACATCACAGTTCATTTGTAGTAAGTAAGGCACAGGTGCGTGTCTTTCAACTGTATAACTATTACCACGTTCGTTTGTATATTCATTTGTGACTTCATCAAATTTCTTTTCATATACTTGCATTTTATCTGTGTAATCTTGATATGTTCTTCTTTCTGGCATCATATTTAAAGCAGTAACATAACAACTTATAAAAGGAACACTGTTAACAACGTTTTCACTGTTTTCACGTGTTATATGTGCCGCCATACGATTGATATCACCATATCTTACAGGAACTTGCTGATAAACAGGTAAACCTTCATCGTCTTTACCCATTTGAACATTAAAGCCGCTAAACAGTCTAATAAACTGTTGAATGTATCTTCTTATTTGTTTGTCGTAAAAATATTGTGCCATTACTCAAAATCACTTTTTGGTTTAAGCGCCTGCGATAGAGATTGACGCTCAGGAAATTCCTGGTTATCTACTACTGTTGTTGAATTATTATTGATAAACGAGCTTGCATTGTATGTTCTATCACTCCATGTGTCAGCTGTAATGTTATCGTATAATCTATGCCATCTACTACCTCTATATACAAATAATCTATTAGGAACAAAATCAGTTCTTACAAAGTAATCACCATCATTTGGATTTTGTGGAAACTGATCTCCTGTTTCTAATGTTTCTCCGTGATCGTAGTCGTTATTTTCGCTATCAACACCAAATAAATGATCAGCTAGTGGAAGACCAGTAGGGTTAGCAGCTTCAGCACTAGCTACAATTGCATTTGAAATGTTAAGTTCTGTTTTATAAGAACTGATATCATTTTTAAGTGAGTTTTCGTCTGCGGCTGTGCCTAAAATATCTGCGTATTCTTGTGTATCTGTCAACGGTGCTACTTTTACTCTCCAAATGTGAGGATACCATGTTTGAGAAAAACCTTCAGCACTTCTTGCTGCATCTTGCACTACGTAAAACTTATTAATTGCATCTTTTTCAGCAGTTAGTAATAGTTCATCACGTAAGTGAGGTAATTCTAAAACATCTCCTGGCATTAATTTTCTATTTAATCTTTGTATCATATCGTTGATATGAAATGTTATAAACAATGTATCGTTTGTAAGGAATAAACCAAACTGGGTAAGATCAAAATCATTATCACTTACATTGTATACTCCACGTAATTCATAAACATCGGGATCATACTTTCTATCTCTGTTTTCCATAAACAGTAGATCTTGTATTTGTGTTTCGTCAATAAGACCTTCTGGATTTATTTCTTCTCCAGTGATAAAGTCTCTTTCTAATCCACTGCCGTAATTTGGTTCACTAGGATCATCATTACCTTCTTGTGGACTTGGACCTAAATATTTATGAACATGTATAGCTGTTCCGCCAATGTCAAATTGTTCACGGACGTTTCTATCCATAAATTTAAAGTCATTGCCTTTGTATGGTTTGTATAAACTGAGTCTTGGCATAGTAATTCCTTAATATAGTGTATTTATGACAATGTGCATATAAGATTTACTTGACAATTGTTTAATTTCGTTTATACTAATACTATCTATATCTAGATAAAAAGAAAAGGAAAACATATGTTTAGGTTTTTTAAGAACCGAGAATGGTGGCTTTGGAGTTGGCTAGGGTCAGCTGCAATTTTGAGTTCACTGTGGGTTCAAGTAGAAATTGATGTAAAAATCAATGAATGGTTTGGCACTTTTTATGATATGATTCAAAAAGCACTTGCCACGCCAAATGCAATTACAATGAGTGAATATTGGGCAAGTCTTATAGAATTTATCTACCTTGCAGGTATCTATGTATTAATTGCTGTTGTGGTAAGTTTTTTTACAGCTCACTATCTATTCCGTTGGAGAACATCCATGGTAGAATGGTATCATGATGTGTATGATAAAGCAAGAACTATTGAAGGTGCTGCACAAAGGGTTCAAGAAGACACAATTAAATTTAGCCGTATTATGGAAGGTTTAGGAACAAGTTTTATTGAAGCAATAATGGTTCTTGTTCAGTTCGTTCCAATCCTATTGGGATTAAGCGCAGGATTGACTATTATGTTCTTTGGTGAATGGCAATATGGACTTGTTACAGGTGCTCTACTTTGGAGTATAGGTGGCACACTATTCCTTATTGGATTGGGATGGGCATTTCGACTAGTAGGCATTGAATATGATCTACAAAAGAAAGAAGCCGCTTATCGTAAAATCCTAGTGATTGCAGAGGATGATGAAACTATTCGCCCTAAATCAATTGAAGAGTTGTTTGACGGGGTGCGTAGTATACACTTTTTAAGCTATATTCGTTATCTTTACTTTAATGTTGGACGTATTGCATACTTGCAAGCAAATGTGTTAAGTGCGTATGTATTCTTAGCACCAGCAATTGTTACAGGTGCAATTACATTAGGTGTAATGCAACAAATTATACGTGCATTTGGGCGTGTTGAAGGTAGTATGCAATATCTACTCAAAGCATGGCCTACAATTATTGAATTAATGAGTGTATATAGACGTTTAAGAGAATTTGAGCGTCAAATTGAAGAAAAAACAAAAGTAGCTATGTAATTTTTTTAAAAAAAATTATAAGTTATTGAAAGCGCAGGATTTTATCTTGCGCTTTTTTGTTGACAACCAAGATGTCTTAGTGTATGCTGTATATATAAGTTAGAAAAAAGGATAATACATGTCACCTGCTGCAAAATATAGAACTTACCAAGATTATGTAACCTCAAGAAAAGTTAAAGGTTATAGTGTAATACCAGAATCTCTTTATGATGCAATCAGAAACGATGTGTTAGATAATGTAGAAGTGTATTGGAAAAAAATACACGAAACTATTGGCCAGTGTGAAAGTGCTGAAGAATGGGAAGCTACAATGAAACCTTTTGAATACTTGCTACAAGATTCAGAAGATGAAGATCATATTGCAGAGGTAGGTTATACTGGTCTGTGGAATGATTATTGGGCAGATTATGTATAAAAAAGGTTGACAAGCAAGATATCTTGCTATATAGTAGTTATATAAGTTGAAAAAGGAACAAACAATGAAATACCAAATTTTACAAATTCGTGCTACAGATGCTGAAATTGATCTTTTTAACTCAAGCGAAGATTATAACGCTGTTCCTAAAATTAAAGCAAGACGGGATATGTCTTTCCCTAGACTTGTAAATTCTACTGTAGAAGCTCTTGCAAAAGATGCATTTGATAACGGATTTTATACACATGTTGCAAATATTACTGCAAGTGATTTAGAGCATGTTTTTGAAATTGGTAATATTGGTCCTGAAGAAAATATTGAACGCCTTGATCGTATGGCAAGTATTAGTGTTGGTGATATTGTAATTGACGAAAACAATATTGTTTGGGTTGTTGCAGATTATGGCTTCAAAGAAGTTTGTGAGTTAGAAACTGTTTAATGAAAAAGATAACTTCATATCTCAAATACAGTGATTATGTAAAAGACTGTGTAAAATTGGGAATTGAACCTATCTCTCGCAACGATTGGAATTATGCTTGTATGAAGGAAACTTATGATGATTGAGAAAATTTTTATAATTTTTAGTGTTGTAACAATTTGTATGATGTTTGCAATGGCTTTTAGTAAAGCAATGGCTTTACCTGATGTTTATTTTAGTTACAGTTCTGGTGACTGTGTAAAAGTAGAAAATTTTGCAGAAGGTGATAACTATTCTTGCGAAAAACTACCTAATCGTTATTATCATGTATATGTGGAGTAAATAATGGAATATATGAAACAACTTCTTCAAACGTATCAAGCACAAATGGCAGGGCAATGGCCCGGTGATGAAAATGAAACACTTGACAAACTTGAAGAAGTGTGTAATGCTCTAAATATCAGCGTTGAAGAAGCGTTTGATCAATTTGATTACTAGGAGATAAAAATGGCACGTAGACCCGCAAAAGTAAAAGTTAAAGCACAGAAAAAAATTCGTAAAGGTGCATTACAAGATCCAAGTTGGTCTGGATGGGAATCATGGACTGGTGAGCAGTTTCATCGTGCTAAACAAGCGGCTAGTGATTATTACTATAGAAATTATAAAGCAAGCGATTTGCAAGATTATGCATATAAATGGATGCTTGCAAACAATTATACTCGTGAAGATGTAAAGTGTGCAAGGGCAGATAAAAATTTTAATATTAGTCCACAGGTAGGATACATTTGTCGTATGCTAGAAATGGGCATGCCTGATTATTATGAACCGCACAACGAATACTGGAAAAGCCTACCTGGCACATTGGGTGAAATTTTGCCAGTAGTTCCTTTTGTAACTGGTAAAATTGATGAAGCCATTGCACAAGGCAAGCCTTTTGTTGTAGAAGCAAAAGCAAAAGCAGATGCTGAAAAAGCAAAAAAACCTTACAAGCCTACTATTCAAGAACTTATGTTTGAAGCTAGTTGTGCTATGACTGAAGGTATTGAAGAATTCCTTGATGATTTTGTTCGTAATACAGATCCTAGTTTAGTAAAAGATTTTGAGCCTGTAAAAATTCTACGTGGTGTAGGATGCAAAATGGGACATGCAAGGCAAATACGTAGATTTTATGAAGGCGAGCTTGAAGAAATGGTAGAGTTGAATACCAAAGTAGGCAAGCGTGATATGGATGATATGCGTGAACAACTAGAAGAAGGTTATGCACATTTAGATGCAAAGAAGAAAAAAGCATGGCTAGAAGTATATCGTAAAGTAGTTGATGCATGTGATATTATTATTGCAGAAAGTAAAGCAACACGTAAACCTAGGAAAGCAAAAGTTAGAACTGCAAATGATATTGTAAAGAAACTTAAATTTAAGGCAAGTGATAGCACATATGGAATTGCAAGTATTCCTGCAACAGATATTGTTGGTGCTAATATACTTGTGGTGTTTAATACTAAAAACCGTAAACTAGGATTATATTATGCTAGCAACACAGATCCAAAAGGTTTGATGCGAGATGGCACAGGACTAAGTGTAAAAGGCACAACTATTATTGGATATGATGAAAAGAGAAGTTTGCAACGAACTATACGTAAGCCTAATGAATTTCTACCACAAGTTAAAAAAACAACACGTGCAAAAACAGAAAAACTTTTTGATACTATAAAGACCACAGAAACAAAGCTCAATGGACGTATCAATAGTGAAACAATTTTAATTGCGGCGTTTAACAAGTAAAAGTCGATAAATACAATGTAGGAGATACATTGTAATGACGGCAAGAAATAAATTATCAAAAGAAATAGAACTTCGCTTAGGCGGAGGTATGGTAGATGTAGAACTTGATCCAGAGCACTACGAACTTGCTACTGATAAAGCACTTGCAAAATATCGTCAACGTGCAGAAAATGCAGTAGAAGAGAGTTTTATAATTCTCGAAATGCAAAAGGAACAAAGTGAATATACACTTCCAGAAGAAATTATAGAAGTAAGAGACATTTATCGTAGAACAACAGGTATAAGCAGTGGAACAGGCAATAACATAGAACCGTTTCAAGCGGCTTATATGAATACATATCTTCTTGGATCTAGTAGAAATGGTGGACTTGCTACTTTTGATTTTCTACAGCAAAACAGAGAAACAATGGGTAGACTATTTGGTGCTGAAATAATGTTTACTTGGCGCCCACAAGAAAACCGCTTAATACTTCATCGTAAAATTAAAGCACCAGATACAGCGGTTTTACATGTATACATGCATAGAATTGATGAAGACTTATTAACAGATCATTATGCCGCACCATGGATTAAAGATTATTCGTTTGCTCATGCAAGATTAATGCTAGCTGAAGCACGTGGTAAGTTTACACAAATTGCAGGTCCACAAGGTGGAACTACAATGAACGCAGATCAGTTACGCACTGATGCACTACAAGAAATTGACAAGCTAGAACAAGAACTAACTGTATACAACGATGGTTCTACGGGCTTGGGTTTTGTAATAGGTTAATGGAGTTTTTATTAAAGGCTGTAATAAGTGGACTTATTGTTGCGACAGTAAGTTCTTTAGCATTGAAAAACGTAACCTTTGCAGCAGTTATAATGGGTATCCCTTTTACAGCATTTTTAAGTATGGCATTTATGTATTACAATGGTGTTGATTCGAACACATTCGCACATTTTAGTTTTCAAACAATATACTTTGTCTTGACAAGTTTAGTTTTTTTTGTTATATTTGGATTAGGAATAGGTAAACTAGGTTTTTGGCCAAGTATGGGTCTTGGCATTATAGTGACAATAATTCTATTCAATATTGTTTTGAGGATTTTATGAAAAAAGTTGTAGGTATTTGTGGATTAATAGGACACGGAAAAGATACAGCAGCAGGTTTTTTAATTGAACAAGGATATCAGCGTATTAGTTTTGCTGGTGTATTAAAAGATGCTTGTGCTAACATTTTTAGTTGGGATAGAATATTACTAGAAGGCAATACAAAAGAATCTCGTGTATGGAGAGAAACAGTAGATGAATGGTGGTCTGACAGATTAGGTATTGAAAACTTTACTCCTCGATATGCTTTACAATATATTGGCACAGATGTATTAAGAACACACTTTCATCCTGATATATGGGTAGCGGCATGTGAACGTCAAATTGAAATGACAAATAGAAATGTTGTAATTAGTGATTGTAGATTTTTTAATGAACTTGGTGTAATAAAAAAATTAGGTGGGACTACTGCGGTAGTATGGAGACGGGAAAAACCAGAATGGTGGGAAACTGCTCGTCACGAAAATACACATAAAATTATTTCAATGAGTGACAAGTATCCTGAAGTTCATCCAAGTGAATGGAGTTGGGCAGGTTGGGATTTTGATTTTAAAATAAACAACACTGGAACACTAGAAGATTTGCAATCAAGAACTCTTGAAGTTTTTGCCTAATTTGATAAATATAGACTTTGTAATTCTGTAACCACCCCTTTTTAGCTAATAGTGAATAAATACAGTTAGAAAATGATTCTAACTAGTAAAGGAGCTATTATTATGGCAAATCTTGTTTCACCTGGAGTCCAGGTTACTATCTCAGACGAATCAGTTTACGGTCCAGCTGGTGCAGGCACTGTGCCAATGTTATTCATTGCTACAGGTGCAGACAAGGTGGATCCTACTGGTACGGAAGCTGACGGTATTGCAAAATATACCAAGTCAGCAGAGTCAGGCAAGCCAATTCTAGTAACATCACAGAGAGAGCTAACACAATACTTTGGTAATTGTGATTTCCGCAAAGTTGCGGGCTCAGTAATGCAAGGTGATGAAACTAATGAATATGGTCTGCTAGCGGCTTACTCATTCTTAGGTCAAAGTGCAGCGGCATATATTGTCCGTGCAGATGTTGACTTAACATCTTTACGTCCACAGGCAACACAGCCAGTGGGCAATCCAGCAAATAACACATATTGGTTTAACCCATCATCAAGTGACTGGGGTATTTTTGAATACAGTTCAAATGTTTGGACAGCAAAAACACCAACTGTAGAAATCGTTGCAAGTGGCGCACCAACTGCGTCAGTAGTAAACGGTAACTACTTAGTGCTTATTGTAAATGGAACAACATCTACAACAGTAGAATACTACATTGGCGAAGGCGGTGCATGGGAAAAACTTGACTCAGGTTGGGGAACAGGCACAGCAACACTAGCGCCACACTACTCAGCTCCAACATCACCATCAGCAGGTGACGTATGGATTAAAACAACACGTCCAGGTGCAGGCACAGAGCTTGACATAGGCTTGTTTACAACAACAGCAGGTGCATTTGTAAAACAAAGTGTTGTATATGCACAAGCATCAACACCAGCCGGAACTACAGCTGATACATTCCAAGACGGAACAGCAGCTACTGCACGTAACTTTGCAGAAGGTGAACTATGGATGGATTTAGGCGATGGTGATTTTGCAATCAAACGTTATGATAGTATTCAGTCACAGTGGGATGATATTGCAACAGATAGTTCAGTAGCAACAGGCGGCTATGTAATGACAGCGCAAATTGCAGAACCTACAGGTGCTCCAGCAGACGGAACAATCTGGTTTGATCCAGCAGTAAACGATCTAGCAATTTATGAAGTTGCATTAGACAGCGGTGTTCAAAAATGGAAACGCATGACTGATATTCAATATAGCACACAAGCACCTACATCAGATTCAGGTGGTGCAGCATTATCAGATGGCGACTATTGGATTGACACAGATGCAGAAGGATATCCAGTAATTTATCGTCACAACGGCTCAGCATGGGTTCGTAAAGATAACACAGATCAATCAACATCAGATGGTGTTGTATTTGGTGATATCACAGCAAACGATACAACAGCGGGAACATTTGAAGGAACACTATTAACAGGTGCACCAGATCCACTACTATTTCCAGTTGGAACAAGTGCCGTTAACATGGCTCGTTCAGCAAACACTGTAAGAATATACAAAGCAAGCGAAAGCACAACTTGGAAATGGCGTAATCACGCAGGTAACCAAGCAAGTGGTGCAGGCTCATTTGGACGCCATGCACAACGTAAGGTTGTAGTATCAGGTATGCAAGCAAGTGCATCAGGTTCTGAACTACGTGAAGATACAATTGCAATGCGTTTAATTGCAGCTCCTGGTTATCCAGAAATGATGGATGAAATGGTTGCATTAAACAGTGATCGTGACGAAACAGGTTTTGTTATCGTTGACGCACCGTTCCGTTTAAATCCAACAGAAGCAGTAGCATGGATTGGCGGCAATGGAGCAGCAGAAAACGGTGAAACTGGATTGCTTACAAAAAATACATATGCAGCAACATATTATCCTCACGTCCTTGCAACAAACCCTGTAACAGGTGATAGTGTAGTTGCACCAGCATCACACTCAGCATTGTTTACATTTGCTTTTTCAGACAACATTAGCTTCCAGTGGTTTGCTCCAGCTGGTTTAACACGTGGTGTTGTTCAAAACGCAGCAGGTGTTGGTTACATCAACAGTGAAGGTGAATTTACACCAGTATCATTAACACAAGGTGCTCGTGATGCAATGTATGAAGCAAAATTAAACCCAATTGCTAACTTTCCATCAGATGGTATTGTTATTTTTGGTCAGAAGACTTTACATTCGGGCGCAAGCGCACTGGACCGCGTTAATGTTGCTCGTTTAACAGCATACCTAAGAGAACGTTTTGCAGTAATTGCTCGTCCATTCTTATTTGAAGTAAATGACTCAATTACAAGAACAAATGCAAAACAAGTATTTGATGGTTTCTTAGGAAATATTATGCAACAGCGTGGTTTATTTGACTTTGCAGTAGTATGTGACGAAACTAATAACACTCCAGCAAGAATAGATGCTAATGAATTCTATATTGATGTAGCAATTGAGCCTACAAAATCAGCAGAATTTATTTACATTCCAATTCGTATTGTAAATACAGGAGAACTTGGCTAAAATTAGCTTAAAAAAACAAAAGAGACCGTAGTTTTTGAGCGGTCTCTTTTTTTTGGCCAAACTTTGATAAATACATAATATAACAAACTAGATTGTTTATAGGAGATATAAAATGCCAGTTATTTCAAACTTTGGTGTGCCGGTAGATGGAAACGATGGCACAACATTAATGCCAAAACTACAGTATCGCTTTCGTGTGGTATTTAATGGTATTGGTAAAGCAGGAGATGCTAAAAAAGAGCTTACACAAAACGTAGTTAGTGTATCTCGTCCAAATATGTCACACGAAGAAGTGATAATTGATTCATACAACTCAAAAACTTACCTTGCTGGTAAGCACACATGGGAACCAGTAACAATTGTATTCCGTGATGATATGAAATCAAACGTAATTAAAGCACTAGGTGAACAACTTAACAAGCAAGTAGACCACAGTGATCAAGCTTCAGCAATTGCAGGTGAAGGTTACAAGTTTGCAGTAGAAATTCAAACACTAGATGGTAACAACGGTCAAAATACTGCACCGGAGCAATTTGATACTTGGAAATTAATGGGTTGCTTTATTCAAAACGTTCAATACGGTGAATTAAATTATGCTACATCAGATATGGTTCAAGTAACACTTACTTTACGTTATGATCATGCAGAACACGTTATTGATGCTCAAGATGTGTTAAGTAAAGAATCACGTGCAGACAGCGGTGAATTTGCTCAAGGTTAATAGGGTATAACCGATGGGTATAGGTAGCAAAGCACATTTTACGTATGGTCAACAACAGACAGTAGGAGCAATATCTTTAGTTCCGAGATCTAAGTTTAACTTTACAGTAAGTATGACTCACCGAAACCCAGCAGCTTTAGGTGGTTTAGTGACTACTGATTTTGAGCGTATTGCTAGTATCAGTATGCCTGGCTACAATAAAAAAGCACAAACACTGAACCAGTATAATAAGAAAAGAGTAATACAAACGGGTATTGATTATGCTCCTATTACTATGCTCGCTTACGATACAAGAGATGGCGTATTTGAAAAGTTTTTAAAACAATACTCTGAATATTATTATGCTGGATCAATGAATTACGGTAGTAGTTTTATCGAATTCAATAATAAACTTGCAGGCACAAAATTACAAACTCACAAAAATTTTATTAATAATTTAACTATTGTTAGAGTGAACAGTAATATTGATACAAATGTAATACAAGTATATAACCCAATGATTACTAATATTGATTCTGATACACTTGATTATAGTGATAGCGGATTAGTCCAATACAGAATTACATTTATTTACGAAGGTTATGATATCAGATCAAACGACAATCCAATTTTGACAGATAGAACAGAGTTTGTTGCTCCTGAGACGAATGAAATAAATCAATTTGCACAACAACAAGCAGATGATAGACCAGCAGGTGTAGATGTAACAGAAGATGTAACCGCTGGACAAGAAAGCCTATTAGCTGAAATCCAAGAGGCTGTGCCACCAGAAAAAGTTGACGAAAATGTTACAGATGACAGAGCACCAGAAGATAAAGTAGGACATGACGTTGGGACGCCTTTTGTAGCAATTGATCAATCAGCAGTTGCAGAAGAAGAAGTAGTTGCTGAACTCAAAGATGAAGAGACAGGTGCTGTAACACAACAAGTGGTAGAATCAACCACAGTTGATGCAGAAGGAAATGAAGAAAAAGCATTTGAAACAAGAAACATTGAACAACCTGCTTATACAAAATATGATCAATATGTAGGACAACCAGTAAATCAAATACCAGATGATGTATTAGTGGAAATTGAAAAATCAGGTGCATACGGCACAATAGGCGATAACGATGTTCTTTACAATGCTACAACAGAAGAGAGCTTTATTGATATCAATCGTAAAAATATCACAGTTAATGACGGTTTTGTAGACACAAGAAAAGGCAAATTTGTTGCATACAGTGAATACACCAAAGAATATCAAACATTTGATACCCAAGCAGAAGCAAATCAATATATTATTGATAATAAACCTTAGGAGTTTGATCTTTGGCTAAATTTATGAGCGGAAAATATGCTCCAACAAATCCAGATAAGTATTTAGGTAAGCGTGTTCCACATTATAGAAGTGGATGGGAGCTTGCTGTATTTCGTATGTGCGACAATCATCCTGCTATATTAGGATGGGGCTCAGAAACACATAGAGTTCCATATCGCAATCCACTAACAGGTAAGCAAAGCACATATGTTCCTGATTTGTTAATAATATACAAAGACAGAAAAGGTAGAAATCATGCTGAGATTGTAGAAATTAAGCCAGCAAGTCAAACCTTAGGTGAAGCAAGAACACAAGCACAAAAAGCAGCGGCTATTGTTAATCAAGCCAAATGGGAAGCTGCAAATGCATGGGCAAAAAGCAATGGACTTAGATTTAGAGTAATTACAGAAAATCAGATCTTTAATAGACCTAAAAAAGGTAAAAAGAAATGACTAAAAAATACTTTCACGAAGTTTGGCCTGCTATAGAAGAAGAACTTAGAATTAGTCTCGAAACATCTAAGTTAAATACAGAAGAACGTAGACAAAAGAAAAAACAAAAACACATGGCAAAAAGAAAGGGTAAATTTGACCCTAGAACTAACAGACCAGGTAAAAGAAAATGACAAAAAAACTAGAAGAAGAATTAGATTTACCAGCAATTGAAGATATGCTTCCAAAAGATGAAGAACAGGAAGTAGAACCAACTGCTGAAGAAATTCAAGCAAATATTGTAGAGTATCAAGGTGATATGGGTATGCTAGATCGTGTTGATGCAGCATTACCTACAGTAGAAGGTTTGCAAGAATTAGACAGAGAAATGGATCAGTATGCACAAAAAGCAATGGATACATTTGATGATTTAGTTGATTTGGGAAAAAATGTAGAAGATAGGCATGCAGCACCTATTTTTGATAGTGCAGCTAAAATGATTACAGCGGCATTACAAGCAAAGACTGCAAAATTAGATAAAAAAATGAAAATGCTTGAGCTACAACAGCGTCAACATAAACTTGAAAAAGAAAGTGAAAAAATTGATGCATATGTTGCAGCTCGCAACAAAGAAATTGGAATAGAAGATCCAGAATCAGTTGAAGGTAAGTTTATAGGCGACAGAACTGCCATGCTTGCCGAAATAATGCGAAATATGAAAGAAAACGATAAATAGTATTATAGGAGAACTATGCTATGAAATCATATCTACAATATCTACAAGAATCAAAACAAACGTGGAAATTTAAAATCAAATCAGTAAAACAACTTAGCAATGATGATGCTGATAGAATAGAAAAGCACCTAATGAAATATGACTCAAAAGGACTTGGTGCTGAGAAGAAAACAATGCTGCAAAGCACACCACGTGACTTTCCAAGCCACAGAGGCTATGAAGTTTTTACATACGAATTTGAGACTGCATTACCAGTAAGTAGTCATCAAATAAAAATTGAAATAGGCAATATGCTAGGACTAAGTGACACAGTTTTTAAAGTAAAAGGTGATCATGAAGTTGATCCAGATGAAAATGTAGAGCAAAAAGATGTTGAAAGTGTTTTAGCTGATGGCGAATACAAAGATGCAGAAAAAGTAGATAGTGAAGATTATTATGGCGATAAGTTTAACACAAGTTTTGTGCAAGAATTATTAAAGCTGCGTAAACAAAAGGAGAAAGACAGTGAGTGATTTAGATAGATTAGTAGCACTAGCTGGACTAGCTACAGATGGCGTAGCTCAGAGTGCAACAAATGAAACAACAATAGAAGAAGGTGACTGTGATTGTGATTGCGGAGAATCACCATGCAAAACATGCGGTGAAGACCATCACAGCGTAGAAGAAGTAGAAATTCAAGCAGAAGAAGAAGCAGTAGTTGACGAAGCAGTAGGCGAAGCGGCTGAAATGTTTTATGAAATGCAAGACATGTATGCAGGAGGCGAAAGCCCAAGCAAACCACATGAAACAATTATTGACGAACTAGTGCGTTTCCTAAGCGGTGATCAACTAGAAGATTTTGTGATGACTTTCCGTAGACATCACATGGATTTAGGCGATGAAATGTTCAAGGATGATGTTGATCTTGAAGAAGATGACATTGATGAAAATGCTTTTAATCAAGCGGCAGCGGCAGCGGCTCGTGCAGGTAAAGACACATTTGAATTTGGTGGTAAAACACACAAAACTACAATGAAAAAAGATGTAGCACACAAACTAGATGATGATGTTCAAATGGAAGAAGTATCTGAAGAATCAGAAGAGGAAACTCTAGAAGAAGCACCAACAATGGATACAACACAACTTATTACACTGCTGAAAAATGCAGGTGTCAGTGAAGAAGCTATTCAAGAAAAACTTAATGAATGGGCAAATACACCATCACCAGAATTAGTAGGCGAACTAGAGCCAACAGCGCATGGTGATGCATATGATTTTGCACAGGGCGTAAATTTAAGCCTAAAGCGTTATTTAGATGCAGAAGATATGAAAGTTGGTCTTAAAGAGCATACAGTTGAAGAATTAAAAGCTGCTTACAAGGCAAGCAAAGATGAAGGCTAGTGAAATAATTGAAAATCTTGCCAACGATAGTGCAGTAAAGCCTAATGCAAAATTTGGGCCTAATGCTAAAAAAGTTGTTGGTGAGAAAAAGCGTAAAAGACAAACAGGAAAAAAGACTCATTTAGATATGAGTAAAAAATAGAATCCCCCCAGCAGAACGGTGTAGTTGTAATTAACTGCGCCGTTTTCTATTATAAATAGTGTTATGGCAGTCAATGATAAATTAACCAAAACACCATACAAAACAGAAAAGTATACTGAACAACAGTTATTAGAACTTGCTAAGTGTGCTAATGATCCCAAATATTTTATGCGTGAATTTTGTTATATTCAGCATCCAACAAAAGGACGTATGAAGTTTGATCTGTATGATTTTCAAAATGATCTTGTAGATTGTTATCATAACAATAGATACAGTATAGCAATGCTTGCTAGACAAATGGGAAAATCAACATGCGCAGCTGGTTATTTGTTATGGTATGCAATGTTTAATCCAGATCAAACTATTCTTATTGCTGCACACAAATATTCAGGTGCTAGTGAAATTATGCAACGTATTCGTTTTGCATACGAAACATTACCTGATTTTATACGTGCAGGTGTTACAGCATACAACAAAGGTAGTTTAGAGTTTGATAATGGATCCCGTATAGTTGCACAATCAACAACAGAAAATACCGGACGTGGTTTGAGTATTTCGTTAGCATACTTGGACGAGTTTGCATTTGTGCGTCCTAACATTGCAAAAGAATTTTGGA